ATAAATACACGCGCAAATCCAGAACTACGAGAAAAAAAGGGAGAGGAAATCGCAGGAGATAAGTAATTTGTTTTAACTCATTCGTTTCGCAATGAACGAGTTAAATAAAAAAAATTGATTCTAATTTGAATATAAAAATAACATCACATACACAGTAAATGCCGAAAAACAAACAGTCAAAACGCGCACCCAGCGACGACGATTCGTCTTCGGACAACGATGAAGAAAACACGATGATGAATCAAAAAGAATACAAAAAATTGTTGAATTCGTTGTTTCCATCCAAATATATGCAAAAAGAGGTTGAAAAAGAAGAACGTAAATGTGCATCCAAAGATAAATCCAAAAAAGGAAAAAAAAACAAGGCAACCACGAAAAAATCAAAAAAGGGAAAAACGAAAAAAGGAGACATGGTAGACGTCGTCTTTACCATCCTCCCCACCAAAAAGCGCGGCGAAGAAGAGGAAGACGAGGACACGTGCGAAGAAGAATATGAGGATGAAGATAGCGACTCTTCTTACGAAGAAGAAAGTGAAGAAGAGAGCAGCAGCGAAGAAGAGAGTGAAGAAGACAGTGAAGAAGAGGAAGAGGAAGATGACGAAGACAGCGACGAAGAGGATGAGGAAGACGAAGATGAAGATGAAGATGAAGATGAAGAGGAGGATGAAGAGGAGGATGAAGAGGAAGAGGAAGACGAAGACAGTGAAGAAGAGAAATCAGCCAAAAAGAACAAGAAAGGGAAAAAGAAAGAAAATAGTGAAGACAGTGAAAAGATTTACGAAAACTTCAAAGAGTTTATGATGAACATGAAAAAGGGGAAGGGACAAAAGGAAGTGAAGAAGGAGTTTCTTCGTTTTGAAAAGGAATTGAACAAAAAGAAGGAAAAGATGGAAAAAAAGTCCAAGGCGAAGAATGTAGGTCGATATATGAAATTGATTTCCAATAAAAATATGATCAACGACATTCGTTTCTTCAAAACATCCATGACATCCAAAGAGCAAGAAAAAATGCTGGAAGAATTGGAAAAGGTAAAGGATCTGACGCACGTAGATAAACCCTATCGCATTCAGTTGTTGGAAAATCCGCACATTCCCGACAAGTTCAAGGCCATTGCTTTGAAAAAGATTAATTCCATGAAAGTGATCGCGGATGGTGGGGGAGAATACAATAAATTGAAAAATTGGATCGATACCTTCATGCGTCTTCCATTCGGAAAATATTCGTCTTTGCCTATTAGTAAAGAAGATGCACCTGAGAAAATTCACGAGTACATGGAACAAAGTCAATCCATCTTGGACGAGGCGGTCTATGGTATGAAAGACGCAAAAGTGCAGTTCATGCAAATGGTCGCGCAATGGGTGGCGAATCCCCAATCCATCGGCAATGCGATTGCTATCAAAGGTCCGATGGGTACGGGTAAAACAACGCTTATCAAATATGGTGTGAGCAAACTCCTCAACCGCGAGTTTGCATTCATTCCTCTTGGAGGTGCAACCGACAGCAGTTATTTGGAGGGACATTCCTACACATATGAAGGGAGTACGTATGGAAAAATTGTTGACATCTTGCTCCAATGCAAATCTTCCAATCCGGTCATCTATTTTGATGAGCTGGATAAAGTGAGCGATACACCTAAAGGTGAAGAGATCATTGGGATCTTGACCCACCTTACGGACACGACTCAAAATGATAAATACCACGATAAATATTTCTCGGAGATTGATTTTGATCTAAGCAAGTGCTTGTTTATCTTTAGCTACAATGATGAAAGCAAAATCAATCCAATTTTGAAGGATCGGATGTATAATATAGAGACAAAGGGATATGATGCAAATGACAAGGTGATTATTTGCAACGACTATTTGATTCCAAAACTGGAAAAGGAACTAAATATGGAAAAAGGGGCGATTGTATTGGATGAGAAAATGATTAAATATTTGGTGGAAAAATACACGCACGAGGAGAAAGGGGTTCGTAATTTGAAACGGTGCTTGGAGGTAATCTATTCCAAATTGAATCTATATATGCTGATGAAACCAGGAACCACTTTGTTTGGAGAAAAAATCATTGAAAACATTACATTTCCGTTTGAAGTCAATGAAGACATTGTTGAAAAGATCATTCAAAAAGGGGATGGAAAAAACATACAGCATTTGAATATGTATCTATGATGAACAACGGTTTCCTCCCCGCGATGTGATCGTTTCGTGTTCTTGATAATCATTACATAAACAACCAATAGAACTGGTATACGTAGAAGGACAACAATCCGCCGAAAAGCGACTATATGTAAATAAATCCAATTGATTTTTTATCTTACGATTTTGAATACTTTCGTTTTCTTCAAATGATTCTACAACCGTTTTCAATTGAACCACTCTTTCTCTGTGTACAAGTATCAAGATAATAACGAGCAATGCGATGAAACATAAAAAGAAAACAGGGCACTTCATCGTATATATATCTATATCTATAAATTAGTTCCACCATAATAAGAATCTAATATATTTTTTATTTTAATGGCGTTTGCATAATCTGAATGCCCCTCATTCTGACAATTCGCATCACTCATACAATTGTTTGCATGTTCCACCATTTTGTATGTCAATACTTTTCTTACATATTCTCCAATGTAATCTAAATACGCGTTCAATTGGTCCATGTAGACGCCAATGTTTTTCAAATAGGTGTATGCGAACACCGAGTCTCCAGATATATCCATGGACATATCTTTTTCATATTGTTCGATTTCATACAGCTGATTTGAAATATCCATATTTAAAGACTTATTTCCAGCCTTATTGATATTGTCAAATGATGTGATGTCTTGTTTTAAGGACTTGCTCATTCTTCCAAAATCGGAATCAATCACATCTTCTTGTAATCCTTGAATGATTTTGTTATTGCATTCATAAAAGTTATTGACGGTACTATCATAAGAAGACTGGTCTGGATTTCGACGGATATAACCAGAAAAAAACAAATATTTAGGATTGCATTTTTGAATGTCCCAATTCTTTTCGTCGATTGAAACCCTATTGATCACATACAAAAATAAGATCAATAATAATAACATGAATACAATGAATATGTTTAATCCATAATCACTCCAAAAAAACATGGTTGAACTCGTACTCATATGAGGCGATGCAATTTTATTATCATAAAGAGTTTCTTGAATGGATGCAAGGTAATCAGTCATCTTCTATATAATAAGAGAAAATAAAATATCTATTATGTTCATGCCAATTTATCATTGTATTTTTTAAAACTGTTTTGGAAAGAGTCAAATATGGTTGTAATACGCTCCACAATATCCTTCACATACGGAGTTGCATTTGTCAAACTATCATTCAAGCGGGCTTGTTGTTGAACTAAGTCGTCTACATCATTTGTTTTTTTCTGTAACAACTTCATCAACTCGGTTCTGTCTTGTGCATTGCTTTCGCCATCCTTTTTCAAGTTTGCTAGGATTTCTTCGATTTCTGTGTCATATTTCTTTTTCGCCGCGGTCTGTGTTTTGGACAAGGTTTTGGAGGATGAGTATTCCAAACAATTTTGAAAGGTCTTTGTTGCTTCTTCTTCGTTAAATATTCCCCCAACCATCATTTCCAATGGATTACATTGAATCGTTCCTAGATTTTTAGCCAGTTTCAGTTGTGTCTGTGTATATTTTAAATATAAATAAAAAAAAAAGAACCCAAGAACAATGATGGTTCGGTTGGTTCCGTCGCTGAAATCTTCCATCTATACAATACATTTATATAAAATATATAAATAAGTCGCGTAAATACTCCATAACAATGGGTATGTACGAAGAATATTTTCGCGTATATTCGCAATACAAGGCGAAATATGGACCTAAAACCTTCTTACTTTATCAAGTGGGTGCTTTTTTTGAGATTTATGCGAAAAAGAGTGATTCTGAAATGTATCAAACCATACAAAGATATACCAAACTATGTGATTTGGCTTTGACACCCAAACCCAAGGGAATCTATAATGCGGGATTTCGTGATTACTTGTTGGATAAATATTTAGAAAAAATACATCCACATGGATATACGGTTGTGGTGTGCGTCCAAGAAGAAGTCCCGTGTACAAAAGGAAACAAAGCCACCAAGTTCATTCGCAAAGAAATTGGTATTTTTTCGCCGGGCACGACCCTTTCGGAATCGAATCCCTCCCTTTCCAATCATATGAGTTGTATTTGGATTCAAAAAACCAATACGTTGAATCAACAAAAGTTTGTATTTGGGTTGAGTAATTTGAATATCATTACGGGCAAATCTAATATTGGGGAGCATTATGAAATGTATTATCATAACCCCACTACGTATGATAGCATTGATACGTTCTTGAACATATACAACCCCGTGGAATTGGTCATCATTCATAACTTGGAACTAAACGTCATCCAAGGAATCATGCAGTATTTACAAATCAAAAGTAAAAAACAGTATATTATAGATTTAAACAATCAAGAACACGAGTTGTCCAAGCAAGCGAAAAAATGCGAGAGTCAGGTGTACCAGCGTGAAATCATTGAAACGTTTTTTCCAAAGCTTCATATGAATATCTTTAATTATGATCTATGTGACAAGCCCATTGCGCTACAAAGTTATTGTTTTTTGTTGAACTTTATACGGCAACATAATGCCAATTTAACGGAACGGATCCTTGAACCGAATGTACAACAAGTGAATGATATGTTGGTTTGCGCCAACCATTCGTTTCAACAATTGAATATGATTTCTCAACACGAGGATCATTCTTATTTTAGCAAAGACGGCACTGTTACAGGAGTTTTGTCTCTGTTAAATCAATGCAAAACGAAGATGGGAAAACGTCATATGAATGAGTTGATTCTTCATCCGATTAGTAATCCTGATGCTCTAAATGTCATGTACGAATGGATACATTATTTTCTCGAACGATCATGGATATTTGACGAAGAATTGACGAAAATGTGCGACATGGAAAAACGGTTGACCAAACTGAAAATGCGGAAGCTGACTCCGTGTGATATTCACGACCTTCATGAGACTCATCTATGGTTGGATAAACTGGTCAAACGTAATAAAATAACGAAAAAGAAGCATGAAGCCTTTATGCAAGAGTTTCATCTTCACGACGTCTATAAAAAACACGGGTCATTTGTCTCTGGAATGAAAAACATATTTCAATTGAATATCTGTGCTCAAATGAATCACTTGAACTTTGATAAGTTTGATGAAATCAATGAATCGTTGTTTTGTAAGGGGGTGAATCCAGAACTGGATCAAATCATTTGCGAGAAAACAGAAAATAAGGATAAATTGGATGCTCTATTGCTTGCATTGGAAGGATTGTTTCAAAAAAAGGAGAAAAAAGATAATGAATATATCAAAATTCATAAAACCAATAATGGAGATATTTCCCTTCAACTCACCAAAATACGCGGCAATTATTTGAAAAACGTGATACAACAAAGGATCAAGAAAGGAAACGGACACGATGAGTTGATGATTTCCTTTCAATCGAGTTACAATGGAGAGACAAAAGCATTTCCATTTGATTTGAATAATGTGTTTATCAAGGAAGCGAGCAACAAAACGAGTGTGCTTTGTTCCTTAGTGATCGATCAATTGGTCCATACCATGCAAGGCGACAATAGTCGATTTCTGGATGTATTGGACAAGACCTATAAAAAGACCGTGGATCATTTGTACGAGCACTTTTTCCAACATTTTGTGGATGTCATTGAATGTATTAAATCCATGGACATTGTGAACACCAAAGCAAACTTGGCGAGGCAATACAACTTGTGTAGGCCAAACATACAACAACACGAACACAGTTTTGTGGATGCGACCAAGATGCGCCACCTATTGATTGAGCATATTGAGACAAAAGAAATGTATGTTCCCAACGATATTTGTCTCGGCAAGGATCCAACGCAGACGGGAGTATTGTTGTACGGCACAAACGCCGTGGGTAAAACCAGTTTGATCAAGGCGCTTGGTATTGCAGTCATTATGGCCCAAAGTGGATTTTACGTACCGTGCGAGTCGTTTGTGTTTTGTCCTTATCAGTATATATTTACCCGCATCATTGGAAATGATAATATATTCAAAGGATTGTCTACATTTGCGGTGGAAATGAGCGAATTGCGGGTTATTTTACAGTCTTGTAATGAAAACAGTTTGATTTTAGGGGACGAGTTGTGCAGTGGAACGGAAATCGATAGCGCTTTATCCATATTTGTCTCTAGTTTAGAAACATTGACGGAGAGACAAAGCAGCTTCATCTTTGCCACGCACTTTCATGAACTTCAACAGATGAAAGAAATGAAACAATTGTCAAACATACAGTGTAAGCATTTGAAAGTTCAATTTGATTATGAAAAGCAACAATTGTATTATGACCGACAATTACAAGACGGTCAAGGGGAAAGTATTTATGGGTTGGAGGTGTGTAAATCGTTGCGTTTGCCGGATACCTTTTTGGACCGATGCTATGAAATCCGCAATACCTACATTCAGAACAAGAATAATATTCTCTCCATGAAGGTGTGTAAATACAACAAAGACAAGGTGCGTCATATGTGTGAGTTTTGTAATGAAAATGTGGGCACCGAAATCCACCATTTACAATATCAAAAAGATGCGAACCAAAATGATTATATTGACAATAGTTTTCATAAAAATCACAGCGCCAATTTGGCGTCTATTTGCGAAAAATGTCATCATCACGTTCATGCATTGAACTTGAAGTTTGTGAAGCGCAAAACCATGGATGGGGGGTACGAATTGTTATTAATTAAAAAAAATTGAATATAATATTATATCTATGGATATAACAATATAGAAACCACTATGATTATTCCAGTGAAGTGCTTTACGTGTGGCAATGTCCTTGCTAATAAATACAGGTTTTACCTACAAGAAGTTACCAAAGAAAAAAATGCCAAGGGAATACAAAATGAGGGCATTCAGTATTTGACGGATGATTATATGGACAAGTCCGTGGAAGGTGAAGTGCTCGACAAACTAGGATTGAGCAAACAATGTTGTCGGCGTCATATGTTGTGCCACGTGGATATATTTTAATCTTGGTGTATAGTATAATAATCATGGCAAAGAAAAGTATTCGAAATCGTAAATCTTCTCCTTGTAGGAAAAGACGTTCTTTGCGACGAAATACTCGCAAAACCCAATTGAAGCGCAATAGAAATAAGAAAACGAATCAAAAGAAGCAAAAGAAGCAAAAGAGAAGACGCAGAACCCTGAAAGGCGGTGCGAATCCGTTTTCCGAAGTGTCCAGTTTCCCTTCCGTGTTTGGGGGGCAAATACAGAATATGGCGAATACTGTAGTAGGCGATTATACCCCCGAAACCACCCAAGTATCTTCGTTGCCCACGGATCAACCGCATTTAAGTTCGGGTGTAAATGTTCGTATTGATACCGGTCCCGATTTACAAGGGGTATATTAAGGAATGATTCTTTTTTATTGTAGGTGTATATTAAACAATGAATCGAGACAATATTGCATTGTTGGTTGTTGATGGACAAAATAAGTATAAATGTCTTATGACAAAAAAAGAAATTCAACATATGAAATCATTAGTTCAATATTTTCGGTATAAAAAAAAACCAGTTTACTTCACGCAATGGTCTAGATGTAAAACGAAATATAACTGTACTAGAAATCATAAGAAAGAAACAATTATGAATAAAATTAGTTTTGATCAAAACTGGCTTAATTTTTACAGAAGGGAAAAAACAAAAAAATTCAAATGTCCTGGTAAACAATGTGACATTGTTGATGAACTAAAAATATTTTCAAATATAAACAATACATTTGTATCTAATAACATGGATTCATTAATGAATAGAAAATTGCGTAATATAATAAAAAAAAAGAGAATTAACCATCTTTATTTAGTAGGAGGATGGGGATCACACTGTATTTTATCTACAGCGTATGGTTGTATAAATCATTATAATATAATGCCTCATATCGTAAAAGATGCTGTATTTGATATGAAAAAATACAAAAAAGCAATACATATTGTCACTGAATCAGTCATACCCGGTTGTACAACTAAAGAAGTGATTGAAAATCTTTAATGTTATATATATATAAATGGCCAAGTGCAAACCCTGTAAAACCGCGTTTAAATATACCCCCAAGTTTAAGAACCTATGTTCCCCATCCATGTTGTATTTTGTTTTGTCTCTGGTTGCCCTTGTTGTTGTGGGTATTCAGAACTTGAACGGACAAGACAATTCGTTTTGCATGGGGCAATACAAGTGCACTGTAGGAAGCAAGATGGTGGTCTTTGTGCTGCACGCAATTTACATTCTGTTTTGGACATTTGTGTTGGATCTCATGTGCAAGGCGGGATACAGTGAGTTGTCGTGGTTTTTAGTGCTCATTCCGTTTTTGTTGTTGTTTTTGTTTGTAGGCATTATTATGTATAACGCGCCCATGTAATATCATATAATAATATCTTTTGTTATTATATAATAGAAAAATGGGATTAAGTAAGCGGCAACAAAAACGCCTCACGCGGAGACGACAAAAGGCGCAACGGAAGACGAATAAAAGGCGCAATAAGAATAAGAGAGGGGGGAGGAAGAGTCGGGTGAAGCGGCAGAGGAAGAGGGGGGGTGCGGCGGC